GTATCTGGGAGTTTTCCTCACAGTGACCAAGATTTGTATCCACTCTAGACATATGCATGGGGGAACTGAAGTCATTTACTGGGAGTTTAAGGACGCGAGTCTCCCTTTATTCTGCCCTGGAGGAGCGCCCGCCGAGTGTGTTCGTGACGAGTGCCTCCAGCCAATCCGCCCACCACTGCAGGAGCTACCAGCTCCTCCAGTCCCTGAGGAGTTAACCGTATGAAAGATGACCTAGTCTTAGCCCGCGGGATTCTGTGGGGAGTTGCCATAGGAGTCTGGTTCTGGATAGCCCTGATTCTAGTAGTCATATGGTGAACTGGCTCGAGCAGCTAGACCTTGCCTCCCGCGAGGGGTGGGACCTGGGCTATCGTCTCCTGCACACCCACCGATGGGCCGAGGAGGACGTGGAGCAGGTGCGTCTACTCACTGAGTTCTACGAGCCCTATGGCAAGGTCCTTGACGCTGGCTGTGGGTTCGGGGAAGTAGCTCGCCTTATGGCGCAGCACCTAGGCTCACGAGCCGACTTCACCCTTCTCAACATCAGTGACTTCCAACTCTCCAAATGCCCGCCGGAGCTGAAGCAAATCCACGGCTACGCAGAGTTGATGCCCTTCGTTACCGAGTCCTTTGATGGAGTAATGTTCAACACTGCGCTCCTCAACATGAACAGACAGGCGGCTCTCGAGGAAGCCCACCGAGTTCTGGTTCCTGGCGGGCAGCTCTGCATCAGTGATGTTATCATCCCTGCGACAGCCTTCCACTCCTACCCTCGCAAAGCAATGTTAGACGAGATGCACGCCGACGTTAGCTCCTTCGCTGAACTCGTGGGCTTGCTCTACGACGCAGGCTTCCGTATAAACAGGTATGCTTTGCCCGCAGGTCACACTGCCCACATGCAGCAGATGGGCGAGGTAACTGACCGCTTGTTCACCCCGCTGCAGCCAATCCTCTTAAGGTGTACAAAATATGCCTGAGATATTCTTCGTCCTTCTCATCTTCATGGAACCCGGCCACCAGTGGTCTGGCTACTCCCGCGAGATCTTCTACTCCCAAGAGGAATGTGACTCGGCGGGCGGAAAGCTCTACCCTAATCGCAGGGATCGCTCCTTCAAGTGCATCCGTGTGACTACCCCAGGCAGTTTTGTCTCTCTCCCTCCCAAAAAGGAGCCCATGTAATGCCCTGCTCTTCCTGCCGTTTTTACTTCTCCAGCGGTCCTGACAATATCTGCCGCCGCTACCCGCCGACGCCTTACCCAGTCCAACAGCCTTCACGCATCACGGGTAGGCCTGAGATGTCTATTGTCTCTGTCTGGCCCCCGGTCGCTCCAGACCACGAGTGCGGGGAGTATGTCACTCAACTGGCGCTCTCCTCATGACCTATACCGCCGCAGATTACAAGTCCGTGCTCGACGAGATCTGGGAGAAGATCCAGGCCCTCCAAGCCATCAAGGGTGGCGAGTACGCCAAGGACCTAGATCGCTTGGACAACTTCCGCAGCGCCGCTGCTGCCCTCGACCTCCCAATGGAGACCATCTGGCTGATCTACTTCAACAAGCACATCGACGCGATCAAGACTTATGTCCGCGATGTGCAGCACGGGAACGCAGATCGCCCGCGCTCCGAGCCGATTGAAGGGCGCTTCCTGGACGCTATTGTCTACTTGACTCTGGGACTAGCGATCCTGGACGAGAAGAAGCGTTATGAGTAAGCCCCTGATCGAGTTATGCTCCGGGGCGTTCTTCGACCCTGAAGGCGACCTCGACGACATCACAGGCATCTCCATCGAGGACCTCGCAACAGGCCTCGGTGGGCTCTGCCGCTATGGTGGGCACACTCCCTGCCACTACTCCGTAGCCGAGCACGCTTACCTGATGTCCTTCGCCATCCCGAAGAAGTTCGCCCTCGAGGCCCTGCACCATGACAGCGCTGAAGCCCTCGGCCTCAACGACATTCACGGGCCGCTGAAGAAAGTCCTTGGCGAGGGAGTCAAGGCCTACGAACGCAGAGCCAACTGGCGGATCGCAGTCGCCTTCGGCCTGGACCCACTGTTCGCGGAGTGGCCTGTCATCAAGGCCTACGACGCGCACATGCTGAAGACCGAAGCTCGAGCCATGATGCGTTCAGGTGGCAAGGGCAAGGGCTGGTACTATCCACCAAGAACCAGGTACCTCGACATCACCCTGCAGTACTGGAATCGAGACGATGCTGCCGAAGCCTTCCTAATCCGACACGAGGAGTTAATGTGGACACGCGCGAAGAAAAGCTCTTAGCTGCTAAAGCTTACCTGAAGGAACGCTTCAAGGGCTCCGTCATTGAAAAGGGTACGAAGTTCAGGTACGTCTCTGGCCCGTCGATCCTGAGGCCGCAAGTCCCCCTGGTACTAGAGCACGAGCGCTCCAAGATTCGGCGGGTGAAATGAGCGACCTGGAAGACTTCAAGCTCGGTGGCATGCACAACGCGGGCGATCCTGACGGCCGGCGGGTAGTCGAGAGCCCTTGGAAAACCCTCGCTGACCGCATCGAAGCCCTGGGGCTACCTCGTCCGATCAGGGGAGAAAAGGTCATGCCGCTCTTCGAGCGAGTGGTGACAGCTTTTGAGAAGGCGCGGGCAAAGTACAGATTTCAGTACGTAGGCGATCTGCACGGTACTCCAGTTCATTTGCATCAAGACCCACCCACAAGCGTAGAGCCGGTAGCGTGGCCAATGTGGGAGGGCGATCCGTTTCCACCAAGTTTGCGGAATGCCCACCCACCCACACAAGTAGAACCGGTAACATCCATGAAACTGGACTGGACAGACCTTCGGCATTGGCCTTCACTAAATAAAGCCGTTTCAGCGGGCGTTGAAAAGATAGATTTAATAGCCTTGGCCGAGGCCATCAATAATCACACTGCCACGCAGGTGCGCATCGCAGTTCATAACGCCCACCCACCCACAAGCACAGAGCCGGACGTGATGCGGCTGGTGGATGCGTACGTGTTACTGCATGTCGATGCCTTAGATGACCACCCGATCGTGCTGGAAGCCCGCGCCGCCATTATCGCTGCACTAAAAACCAGATGACCGAGAAAGAATACCGACGATCCTACTACCTCCGCACTCGTGAGCACAAGCTCAAGCAAATGGCCGAGCGTCGTCGTAAGCTCGGCATACAGGAGAGGCCGACCAAGTGTCGCCTTGAGGACTTACCCGACATGCCAGTAGTCCAGCGTTGGTTGTCGCAAGAAGAATGGGCTCTATGATCCGCCTGTTCCCGCCCTCCGGCGACTTCATCTACTCCTACCACTCCCCGATCAAGGAGTGGCCCAAGTGGGCCTATTGGCACTGCAACACTGCCCTAGTCTCCCCCTGGACCGGCCACACCTGGGGCTTGATAGACCGCGGGCAAAAAGTCTACATCCCAGTCCTACGCGCCGCCCTTGGCGAGCTACCCTATCTCGACGAAGTCCCTGGCTCCCTCGCCTTCTACGAAGAAACCATCTCTGAACTCCCCCGCGAACTCTTGGAACGAGAGCTGACTGTGATGTACGATTTTACAAGTACCACAGAATCGGTTAGTATCTGTTCCACATTATCGGAATCCGCCATGTCTCAGTCTTTAATGCAAAAGATAGTAGAAGCCAGGGTCAAAATCGCTGCGGGCGAGATGACTGACGAGGCTCTCCGCGACCTGCTCAAGGAGATGCGCCAAGACCGCGGGTCTGCCGCCATCGCTTCCGCAAAGTCCCGTGCCAAGAAAACCGAGGTCGATCCAGAAGACGCTCTCAAAGCTTTCCTCTCGTAATCCGGCCACCCTCTGGGGTGTCTCCGTTCCTGTCACAGGAGTCCCGAATGTCCGCTCTCTACCGCCCGCCCTTCCCTGCAGTCGTCGATAACACCATGCTCAATACTTTTCGCGGGTGCCCGCGAAAAGCCGAATTGTCTTACATAGAACACTGGAAGTACAAGGGCAAGAGCGTTCACTTACACGCCGGGGCTGCCTGGGCTCATGGCCTCGAAGCCATCCGCCAAGCATTCTTCGACAACGGGCAATCCCAGGATGACTCCATAGCCCTCGGAGTCCGTGCGCTCCTCGACTTCTACGGCTCGTTCGAGTGCCCGCCGGAGTCAGCCAAGTCCGCCGAACGCCTTGTCGAGGCCCTGGACTACTACTTCGAAGCCTTCCCCCTTGAAACCGATGCCGCGAGGCCGATTAAGCTCCCCTCCGGCAAGCACGCCATCGAGTTCTCCTTCGCGGAGCCCCTCGACTTCCTCAATCCCGAGACGGGCGATCCTGTCATCTATTGCGGGCGCTCCGACTTCATCGCAGAACTCAACAATGGCCTCTATATCGCAGACGACAAAACCACTTCCGCCCTCGGCTCCTCTTGGTACAACCAGTGGGAAATGCGGGGCCAATTCACTGGTTATTGCTGGGCCGGCCACCGCATCGGATTTCAGGTGGATGGTGTATTGGTCAGGGGCATTGCCATCCTCAAGACAAAATTTAATCACGCTCAGCACATCACCTACAGACCCCAGTGGGAGATTGATCGCTGGTACGCGCAGACTTTAAGAGACCTCAAACGCCTCCAGGATATGTGGGAGCGCGGGGAGTACGACTACAACCTGGGCGAAACCTGTGCCGAGTACGGCGGGTGCCAGTTTTCTCGAGTTTGCAAGTCCCCAGAGCCAATGGAATGGCTCCCGGCTTACTTCGAACGCAGGCGGTGGGACCCGCTTACGCGGACGGAAACCCTGTTGGAGGTGGAATGATCCGCCAAGCTATTGAACAACCTGTCAGCCCGCCAGATGAAGCCGGGTGGGAAGACTTCGACGGTACTGATAACCTCGACGACGACGCGGACCCAGATGAAGACAGTGACGAAGATTCCGATGACTAGAGAAGAGGACATGATCGCAGGCATCTGCATCGGGGTGCAGCTCGCCCACGAGAACGCGACCAACAAGGGCTTTTGGGAAGAGAACACCAACTACCCTGAAAAGCTCTGTCTAATCCACGCGGAAATCTCCGAGTTACTGGAAGCCTACCGCGCGAACACTCTCCGGGAGCCCTGCCCCAAGCCAATCCAGTTAACCAACGAGGAAGAAGAACTCGCTGACATAATTATCCGCGTTTTCGACCTTGCAGGCTATCGAGGAATCCACTTGGGCGCAGCCGTTGCAATCAAGATGTCCTACAACCTGACTCGCCCGCACAAGCACAACAAAACCTGTTAAAGGAGTTTCACATGGCTAAGGAGCTTAGTCCCTTACCTGGAATCAAAGTCCTACTTCTCGGAGACTCTGGCGTCGGCAAGACCTACGCCCTCCGAACCCTCGTAGACGCAGGCTTAACCCCCTTGTGCCTATTCACAGAAAACTCCTTCGACGTCCTTGGTGACGTGCCGAAGGAAAAGCTCCACTGGATGTACGTCCCGCCGATGCTGGAGAACCTTGAGTCCTTGAAAGAAATGGCTACCAGAATCGGTACCATGACTTTCGAGAACATCACCAAGGCTCACGACAACAAGCGGTTCACCGACTCCCCCTGGATGAAGATGCTCGGGGCGCTCACCGACTTCACCTGCGAGCGCACGGGGCAAAAGTTCGGCAATATCGCCTCCTGGGGCACTGACAAGGCTTTCGTCATTGATTCAGGGTCAGGCCTGGGCATAGCTTCCCGCCAGAATGCGGTGGGCAACCGTCCAGCCCTCTCGCCCGCCGACTATGGCCTGATCCAGCGCCAGATCGAGTCCCTGATCAACCAGCTCTGCACCGCCTTCCGCTGTCATTTCGTCCTCAACTGCCACGCCGAGCGCGAAATCGATCCAGTCCAAGGCGGCATGAAAATCATGGCCTCGATGCCAGGGAAAGCTCTCGCCCCTGTCCTCCCGCGCTACTTCACAGACGTAATCCTGGCCAAACGCAACGGCGACAAGTTCCTTTGGGACACCGCTGATGCCCAAGCCGTCCTCAAGGCCCGCAACGCAGTCATCAAAGCGGACCTTCCACCCAGTTTCGTTGGTCTCGTCAACGCTTGGAAAAGCCGCGGCGGAATCATTGAAACGCAGTAGACGTATCTACTGTGCCTTTTCAACTCTTACCTAGGTAAACACACCATGTCCTTTAATCCAGAGCAGTTCATGAACTCAGTCCTCAACGACGCGAACAGCACGTCGATTCCGCTTTGCCCGCCAGGCGAATACGTCGGCAACATCACAGACGTAAACGTTGAATCTGGCACCATCTCGAAAGGTGACAAAGCTGGCCAGCCTTGGGTCAAGCTCAACGTCCAACTCGAGACTTCCGACGCTGCCGCTCTCGCGGGCACCCAGATGACCAAGCGCAAAGTTCGCGCCGGCATCATGCTGGATGTCAACGGCGAAGGCAACCTGGAAATGGGCGAGGGTCGCAACATCACCCTCGGGCGTTTGCGCGAAGCTGTAGGTCTGAATCAGAAGGGCGCTCCGTTTGCTTTCTCCATGCTCCCCGGACGTTCGACTCGTTTCGTTGTCAGCCACCGTGTTGACCGCGACGACGCGGCGAAGTTCTACGAGGATGTGAAGGCTTTCCGCGCACTGTAAT